CTCTTTACTCACATGCTGATCGAACCGAGAGGCATCAAGCCCTACGGCAACTGGATCAACAAACATTTCCCATTTCTCGCGCAACACACTCGCCACCCCATCAGTATCCAACCCTTTAATGACTGTCTTATGACCAAAAAGTTTTCCAATAGCCTTAAACAACGGCTCTTCAATCTTCTTTATATACCTGCCAACACGCAGATTATACTTAGGATTTCGAGGAGATATCACTCTAGGCACAGGATCGCTCTTACTGGTCCGATCCACCTTTTCGTACTTTGTAAAAACCCCAATCCGGCTATCCCATTCCACATTCGCACTACCATTACGAAGATCGAACAGGGCTCTAGTGTAAGCCTCCTTCTTCCGGCCCCGGTATGTATCAACAAACTGTTGGTAATTCAACGGGGCGGTGCGAGGAAGAAACTTACACAAAGCCTCCTTAGGGCCCCTAAGGGCACGAAGGAAATAACCTTTTCTTGGTCTTGGCGGAGAAACAAAGGCGCCATCCTCTTTAACGAAGAAGACCCTTTCCTTCACCGCCCTCTCCAAAGTAGTCAAGGTATGGTTAAAAGGAACAATTGCGATATCAGAACTGACACCACACACACGCACAAATTTACGAACCTTAGTTATACCCAACCGTCGTGTAACCTTCAACTCGGGGCAGGCTGGAGCACGACTCTCATTAGCCTCCACCCCGGTTTCAACGGCTGGGCACCCCTATTGGGGAGCCCACCTCCAGCAGGAAGTGGGTTCACCTTCTATCCGCTTAGCCAAGGCGCCCACCTTAATTAGGCGCTCTAGCTGAGTAAAACCAAACGTCGGCACAAACGACAAAAACAAAGCCCTATCTATGGCCACATTCTTATCGCAAGTACGCATATCAGCAAACTTTTGTTCTTCAAGCAACTTCTGTATCCATTTTCGCGTAACCAAAACATTGGCCTCATTCATAACACGGTTTCCAAATTTATTATACGCCAATTTGGACACAGAAATAGCAAAACTTGTACGCTTACCTCGACGAACCCGTTTCTTTCTCAAACGGCGTTCCTCGGTGGTTCCAATAGGATCCCGGGTAGAACTAACTCGATGTGTGGAAATGTACTCGTGAACTTCGAGATACTCTTCCGGGTCAGCCTCATTTTCATCAACAGCCAACAACATCCTACGCGCTATCCTAGCCTCACACCCATCTCCAATGACTTCATTAAAC